CGCGCAGAACTTACAGTGATCACCGGGCACGAAGGCCCCCTCTCCCAGGAAGGCCCTGACGGCCACGGGACGGAGAACCTCCTCGGCCCAAGCGAGCAGACGATTGGCCTCGAGGGCCCAGCAGGACACCCACGACAGGCGCGGCTGGATGATCGTCATCTCCACGTCCTTGATGTCGTAGAGCTCCGCGGGTCCCAGGAGGGCGCCCAGGGCGTAGCACATCATCTGGGAGTTGTTCACGGCCTCGACCTTCACGCCGCGCCCATACTTGAGATCATAGACGCATACGGTGTGGCCGTAGATGATGACGGCATCTGATGATCCGAAGGACTCCGGGATGTACTCGTCGAGTTTCAGCTGGGCCTCCACGAGGAGAACGGTGTCGGGGTCTACCCGCTTGGCGCCCTGGTAGTCCTCCCAGACGAACTTGCAGTAGTTGTTGGCCACAGTGAGAAGCATCTCGTCGCAGTCGAGACCTTCCGCCGTCGCTTCCTGGAGGTGATGCTCGAGGATCTCTCCGCCGAGCGCATAGAGGTAGCCCTTGTCTTCGGGCCACTCGAGAGTGACGTGCCCCTCGAAGAGCTCTCCGTCCTTGGCGAGCATCCCCCTGAGGAGATCCTCCGCAACGGAGTGGGCGATGGTGCCCTCGCGGCTGTAGGCCGTGTCCCTGCGCGGTACATCCGACTCGAGACGGGCGGACGGGGTGCAGGTCATCCATCGCTTGGAGGCCGACGGAGCCAGGATTGCGTGACTGGTAGGCATGGCGGATCTATTTGAGGTTTTTCAGCCTTTCCACCAGCTCGCTCCTACGCTCCGCCGGACATTCCACGCTGGACGAGAATCCCATCTCGGCGAAGATGTCGCGGATGGGCTTGGCACCTACCCGGTCCTTCGTCTCCTTGACGATCTGCCGGAGGTCGGCGTCGGTGATCTCCTTGCCCTCGAAGTCGGGCATGTCTTCTGTGATGTCGATGGCCTCCTGTGCGGGTGCGGGCTCCTCGACGGGAGCGTCCCCGGCGCAGTGGCAGTGACAGTTGGATGACCCTCCGAGGAGGGCTCCGATGAGCTGGACCGTCTTCGGCCCGAGCTCGACGTTGATGTTGATCTCAATCATATAAGTAGATGGTTAGAAGGTTCTGTTATTACGTGCGCCGTAGAGCTGGAGGGCGAGGTCCACATTCGTGACGAAGGTCCTCCCCTGCTGCCGGATGGCTTTCTTGATACCGCCGTCCTTCTTGATGCGCTTGGCTGTGGATCGGGAACACCCGAAGATCTCGCAGAGGCCGTCGATGCCGTAGACGTACCGAGGGCCGTTTGCTTTGCGGAGGAGGTCTTGATACTCCTCGCGGGATAGTGTGATGGATTCTGGCATATTCGTATGGGCGTTTATCGGTTGGCGTTTTGAAAAAGGGCGGCTGGACCTTCGCGGCGGAGCCGCCCGTTCCCCCTGCGGACGCGGGGCCTGACTCGCTATGAAACTAACTGAACACTAAAACTTACAGCAGGAATGTGGTCTGCTTCAGGTCCGCATGTCTCGGCGATCGGCTCGAACTCGGGCTCGAATCCGGTGCCCTGACATCTGTCGCAGATCTTGTCGTTGCTATCCAGGCCACGGCCGTGGCACTTGATACAATACATCTCTTCCATAGGGCTATTCAACTCTTGTGATGACTATCTTACCTTCAAATTCTCTCGGACTGCTGACCTGGTACCGCCTTCCGGAGGTGAGGCCGAAACGGGAGGCGCAGACTTGGCAATAGTTGAAGTCTACCTCCTGCATGTTGGTTGTCCACTGCTCCCCTACCGCCATCGTGCGAAGGGTGTTGACTACGGAGATTGCGCCTATATGGCCTCCCGTGGTGTGCTTGATTACTTCCATTTCATCTCGTATTTGGTGACTAACTTGTCGAGGAATCTGGCCGAGGTGGCGAAAACCGCCAGCCAGAAGAAATTCCACAGACCGATGCTGCCGTCCTGGTACTCGGCACAGGTCAAGACTAATGACACTCCGCAGATTACTGCAAGGACTGCGAAAAGGATCTTGTAGGTTTTCTTTTTCATATCTCAGTTATATAATAGCGGTCGAACTCATTTTGTAAAGAGGGGCCCGGAGGCCCCCCGGTCTATCATTACGGAAGGACTATTTCAGTGATAGAAATGTATCTCACCTCGAGGTTGTCCAATCTTCCGGTCTCCTCGTCAAGATCAGCTCTTTCCTGCTGGAGCCGGATGACGGCTTGTCCCTTATCATCTACAAAGCTCTGATGGTACTGATACCTGGCCTTGTGGGCCTCCTTAGCATAGTTGACGCCGTCTTCGGGGACGGAATGAAGGCCTTCCTTGTCTTCCCACATCTTGAGCGTAGGCATAGCTTCAGCGAGGGTCTTGTAGTAGTGAACGCAATAAATGCTGTCATGTGTTGTCTGGGTCCGTGCCCACTCTGTAACGGCGAACTGAAAAAATCTGGTCTCCATGTTTTTTTGTTTTTAGCGTGTTAGTTTCTATCTTTGCGGCGGGTAATCTTACTCACTGGTTGCAAAGTTAAGTAAAGTAAATTAATATTCCTATACTTTTAGGAAAAAAGTTTAGTAGAATATAGTAAATCAATTATACCGCTATGACTGAGTACCTTAACCTACGGGCTTTCCGTAAGTCTAACTCATTGACACAAGATGACATAGCTGCTTATCTTGGCGTGACGAAGGCTTTCATCTCCCAAGTAGAGAATGGCCGGGTAGCGATGCCGGAAGACAAGTTATACAAGTTAATGAGCAACGATAGAGGGTGGAAGATCCCCACAGAAGAGATCATAACTAAACTTGTTCAGGCCTCTCCTTTCGTGAAGACCGTCAAGCTCATCCCGCATGAAGCCCGAGGCGGCAGCCTGGGTGACTTCGCGGACGGCGTGATGGGATATGAATGTGAGAAGATCATCTCGCCGATCCGGAATGTAGACTATGCCATCACGGTAACTGGTGACTCGATGGCGCCTGAGTATCCGTCCGGTTCGACTATTCTTATAAAGAAGATAGATGAAGAGATGTTTGTTGAGTGGGGCCGCGTCTATGTCCTGGACACGCCAAACGGAGCCGTCATCAAACAGATCCTTCGGACTGACGATCCGGACGAGATCGAATGCGTGAGTCTCAATCCGAGCTATCAGTCTTTCCGGCTTAAGACAGCTCACATCCTTGGATGGTATAGAGTCTTGATGGTGATGTCATTGAAGTAGCTATGAAAAGATTTATCGTCCTCCTTCTCCTCGGTATCGCCGCATGTACCGCATCTCCGGACATGTCGCAGCGCGCTGTCAACTACGTGAAGGGCCAATACAGTGATTTCGATCAGTTGATCCTTTGCTCCGTTGATACAGTGACCATAGGAGATAACTTAAACTATCGGATTGAACAGGCGCAGCGCTTTGGCCCGGAAGGCCGTGTTTCCGCCCTTGACTCCCTGAAGGCTTCCCTGGATCCAGGGATCCTGTCCAAGCCGACAGCGTATAACTGTAGCGTACAGTATAATCAAGTAGGGAACATCGTCTGGGTGCAGCTCGACGAAAACGGCCAGCTTCTGACCATATCAAAGGACAGACATAACTGGCTGCTCAACCCCGGGGAAGACGCCCCCGGCTATTTAGACCTTATTCTTAAATGACTCCCATCAGGCACCGTGTCCTCTTCACGCTTCATCAGCACGACCGCGAGCTCGATCCGCAGCTCCAGTGCAGGGTGAAGTGGGGAAGCTCGCGCTTCATCGTCACCCTCAACACCGGCTACCGGATAGACCGTGAGAGATGGGACGCGGACGCCCAGAGGTGCATGCCGAACTCCTTCCACGGACGGAGGCGCATCCCAGCCGCCACGATCAACTCGGAGATCCTCCGCTATGCCTCGGCCGTCGAAGACGCCTTCAGGGGCTTCGCGGAGTCTGAGATCTTTCCCACCGTGCCGGCGATGCGCGCGGATCTCCAGGCACGCCTGACCCGTCAGGCCACCGTGGCGCCCGGAGCGGACGTCCTGGAGGCCTTCGATCAGTTCGTGGCCGAGCAGTCAGTGAAGAACAGCTGGACGGAAAGCACCGTCATCAAGATGCGGGTAGTCAGAGGCCACCTAAAGGCGTGGAGGCCCGGGATCTCCTGGAAGGATTTCGACGAGGCCGGACTGGCCTCCTATGTGACATATCTGAGAGAGAAAAGGAAGCAGAACAATGTCACCGTCAAGCGCCAACTCGGCTATCTCCGCTGGTTCCTCGCCTGGGCCGAGGGAAAGGGCTACATGGCTGACGGCACATACAAGCTCTTCCGGCCCAAGATGAAGTCCGGAGGGAAGCCGGTGATCTATCTCACCTGGGAGGAGCTGATGAAGGTCTGGAACGCAGAGCTCGACGGACTGTATGAGGACGTCAGGAACATCTTCGCCTTCTGCTGCTTCACCGGCCTTCGCTTCTCGGATGCGATGAACCTCCGCTGGAGCGACGTGGACCGGAAGTCCATCCGGATCACCACGGTGAAGACCGCCGACCCCCTCGTGATCGACCTCAACAAATGGTCGGAGGAGATCATCGGACGGTATGTCGATGAAGGCTTCCCGGATGACCATGTCTTCCCCGTCACGGCCAACCAGGTGATGAACCGCTACCTACATAAGATCTGCGAGGACTGCGGCATCAACGCCCCGGTGCATCTGACCTGGTACAAGGGATCGGAGCGCTTCGACGAGGTCAAGCCCAAGCACGAGCTGGTGACCTCCCACGCCGGACGCCGCACCTTCGTGGTCAACGCCCTCTCGATGGGCATCCCGCCCTCCGTGGTGATGAAATGGACCGGACACTCGGACTACAAGGCGATGAAGCCGTACATCGATGTCTCCGATGCGGCGAAGGCCTCTGCGATGGCCTTATTCGACGAAAAAAAGGACACCTCGAGGTCCGAATAGGTTCCTTTTGGTGTCCCTTTCCTGTAATGCACTGCTAATCAGTGCGGTTCGTGGAGATGGGCGGACTTGAATTAAAGGCTCATGAAGGCTCACAGAGGCTCATAAGGGCTCACAGTGCCGACGCTATGGGCTCATAAAGGCTCATAAAGGTTCACAAGGATCGCTTTTGGTGTCCCTTTTTCAAGGGGAGCAATCTGTACTGGACTCCAAGTCCGATGTATGGTGATAGGCCGTCCTTCGAGGCGCCATAGCCCGCCTGGACGCCAAGGCTCCAGCGGGACGGCTCGATGTAGACGGTTTGCGTCTTATCTATATATAAGGTGCGCTGATATATGCTGACCGAGTCAAGGCTCGGGAGGTACCCGGATATGCTTATCTTGTAAGTGCTATCTTGGTAGGTCTTCGCTTCCCTGGGAAGCTGTGCCCAGACGGTGTCCTTCTTTCCGGGCACCGGCACGGGAACGTAGAGGGTGTCCACTACGTAGACGTTGAAAGGAACGGGCTTGTAGGCCGTTATCGTGTCTCGGACTACCAAGGTGTCGATCTGCGTGATCACGACCGTCTCCGGGCCTTCCGTTGGCTTCCTGCGGTCAGCCCAGAGAGCGACCGCCGCACCGATGACGGCGGCGATCAGGAACCACAGGAGATCTGTCAGTCTGTCTTTCATCCGTTGAAGAGATATACTTTGTCAGTCACGCCGAACTGCTCGAGCGTGTCGATGTGGACCCATGTCTTGTCCCTCTCCAGGCGGACCGGACAGGGCAGCTTGTTCTGCTCGGCTATGATCTTTTGCCTGGCCTGCTCCGCCGTCATGCCCTCGACCGTGAAGTCCCACGCCTTGCCGAAGCCGTGCTGGGTGAGGTAGACGGTGGCCTTCTCCTTGACGAGCTGGCAGCGGTTGCATCTGAGCCCCCGCTGGGTGATCCCCCGACCGTAGTTGTTGATATACATCGGACGGCAGAGGATGGACTCGCGGAGGACAAGCAGGACATGGAGCGCGTCGGTGTCCAGGAACTGCCAGGCCCGCTCATTGAACTTCTTGTAGACGTCCGGGCAGACGAGCTCCGTGATCTGGAAATAGGGCCTCAAGGCCTTGATGATCGCTTCCTTCTTCGCTGTCATTTCTTCACGAACTGGCCCTTAGCATTCCGGGGAGCGCTCTTGGCGTTCCGCTTCTTGTTCATGATGCTGTTCACCTCCTCCTCGGAGATCCCGAGCTTCCGGGCGATCTCACCCGTCAGGGCCTTCTGCATGAAGCGGAGGAAAGGGACGTTGGGGAAGAGGATCAGGGCAGAAGCGGCGCTTGACCAGCTCTCGGTGAGCACGATCATCACGCCGACCAGCCCCGAGGAGATGTTCAGATCCAAGCCGACCTCCCCCTGGATGAACGTGTCCAGGGAGATGAAGATCCAGAGGGCGCAGCCGTAGATCAGCGCCTTCACCACGGTCTGACGGAGAAGCTCGCTCAGAGTGAACTTCCCGCGATGGATGCTGACCGCTATGCCCCAACCGGCATCCATAAGGGTGACGATCAGGACCATGTAGATCAGGAACGTATGGCCGGCGAAGATGTCCACGAAAAACAATCCGAGGGCGGCCAGCCAGCTCAGAGGGTAGTGGAGGAGTTCTCCGCATTTCTGCCAGACGTGTGCCGGCACTGATAATAGACGGATCATGAGGTTTGTTGAATAAAGGGCTCCAGGATCCTGCCCGGAGCCCCGGGTTGAATTATGCAATAACGCTATTATGAAGAAAGCGCAGGCGCCATCGCGGCGGCTATTCTCTTTTTCCGTAAGTGAAATGCCAGATGAGCGGCGCAAGGAAGTACACGAAGCCCTCCAGGATCCCGATGACCACGAGGCCCATCAGCACCCATTTGGCGAGCTCCGCGAAGAAGCTGCCCTCGATGACCTTGCCGAAGCAGAGGCCGATGACGGCAATCAGGACGGCGGCGATCACCGCCGTCCAAACTGCTACTCTTATACAGAATTTCTCCTTCGTCATAGATCGGTCAGTTAGGGTTAAAAAAATTTACTATATCCATATCTGTGTTTCT